GCTAATAGGACACCGCCCGAATAGTTCTGAAATGGAGCAGCCATTCAGATCTCCTTGTTACTTTTGCGATACCCTAATCACAGATTAAGGCGTTAGTCTCACAGAAACTAACTATTTCTTTTGAGCCTCCCTCTTCAGCACGGCTGCGAGGTCGGGGTCCTCATTCTCCATTATAAGCTGTCTGGTCAAATTGCCAGTTTTCCAAGGATTATCTGAGCCACCTGATACATTTCCAACAGGACTTGGTTTTGCACCCATACCAGCAGCAGAACTTGGTTTAAAATGATGTTCCCAACCGCTTCCAGGGTTTTTGAGACTAGTGAGATAGGCATTAAGATCCTGTTCTACACCACCATCTATGATTACTACTTTACCTTCAGCGTTTCTTTGTAACTTACCTTGCAGTAATGATAAGGTTTGTTCAGCATTTATAGCATTAAGATTGCTAATAGCTGCAAGTGCTGTCTGTTTTGTAGATGCAACTTCATTAGAAGTTTTCATATCTTGTAACTGCTGAGACAAGCTATTGATCTGTGCATCTTTATCTTGTGCAGTTTTATTAGCTTCTTCCCAAAGAGTCTTGTATTGTCCTTGATCTTCTAATTCTTTGGTGCGTTTTTCTTCTTTTTGCTTGTAAACTTCATCGAGTTTACCTTTTATTCCTTGAAATTTTTCTTGTGCCTCAGCAGCTTCTTTTTGGGCAGCAGCTAGTTTTGCTTCATATTCTGCTTTTACAGCGTCTAAGTTTGGTGCTTGTGGTTGTGAAGGAGTTTCAGCCACGGGCTGATCGGCAGGAGTCACGGACTCAGGCTGAACTACTTTTTCTTCGATTGCCATAGATTAGTCAGATAGTGGACTTGTAGATTTTTTACTAGAAACTTTTTTAGTTTCTTTCTTAGCTTCCGGTTTTGGTTTCTCTACTGGAGTAGATTTGACAGCAGGAATTTCTGCCAGTTGCCACTTATATGTTCCATCAGATTGCTGAACATAATCTAGATGTTTACCCATAATTTGTATGTATTTACATACTATTGTAGCAAACTATTCGGGTTTGGCCTCATTTGCTGTTGGTAAAACTTCACCTTGTACCAAAATATCTCTAAATTCTTCTCTATCAATGACTTGTTGATCGAATAATGATGTTAAAGCTGTAATATCCTGTCCAATTAATCTCTCAATATCAAAATCTCTACTAATCTTTACTTCTGGTGGCTCAATTCCTACATATTCAGCAGATAAATTAAATGCTTTCTGTAATTTTTGCTCTAATTCCATAGAAACCATTGCAAGCATAGAATTTGTGTCCACACGATCCAATCTGCGAGCATCTGCTGATTCTGCGACAAACTTCTGTTGTGATAATGTACTGATACCTAATGTTGCCATCTGCATTTGTAGTTCTTTTATTTCTGCTGATTGAGCATCAAAAGCACTGGAAGCTGGCTCTACATAGTAGACTTTATTACCAGGTTGAGTTGCCATTGCATAGTTTACAGATATAGCTAGGTCTTTGGTTTGATCGTCATAACCCTCCATAACCAATAGTGGTTGAGAAGCAACGTGCAGACTATGTATCAAATCGGCTTGTCTTTGATAATGTGCAAGATTTAAGTAAGCAATGTCCAGTAAAGGAGGTTTGCTTGTCATATTATCTACTTTGCCAGAATAAATAGTAACTAATGGTATCTCACCAAGAGAGAAATTACCCGATTCAGCTAATTCAAAATCCTTTTCATTTGGTGTGCCCTGCATATTACCTGCATATGCACCATCATTCTCTTCGTACATATCTTCAACAGTTTCTTTTCTTCTAAATACCTGATAACGGCCAGGTTCTATAACTCTCATCTGATCGTAAATTTTTTCACCAAAAGCACCGTCAGGTAATACAGCTTTTTCTGCAATTCTTACTTGTACTAAATTTCCGTAGTTTGCTTCTCTATCTAATCTCCAGCCGTAGATATTTGTTGGGTCGACTTCTATCCAGTAAGGTCTGCGGTTTTGTGAACGCTCTTCAGCTAAACTTACTGCTCCTCCAGGTGCAGGATAATCTACAAGAATATGACTTTGACCATAAGTAAGAGAACACATAAGTAATCTTCTTGCGTATTCATCTAAATCTGACTTACAGCCGTCAACATCCATCTTGAACATTTCAGTCCAGTATGGATCGCCTGTCAAAGTAATAGGTTTACGAAGAACTAAACCTGTCGCTGCTCTAATAAGTCTTTGTGTAAAAGGACTAAATACTGATCTATTTACTCTTGCAAGGTAAGCATCGTAATCTTCTCTTGGCTCTAATGGTAAGAAGGCTTCTGAGTTTTCTCTAAGATACTCTGTTCCTTCTGTAACAGCCTTCATTATTTCCCAACCTTTTACCATATCCAGTACAGCCCTATTTCGGGTAAAAGGACTGTCAGTACTGCCAATATATGTAGTAGCGGTAATACTGGTTTTGAACATTCCAGGTAATGAATAAGTCATTTCAGCACCTCCATCTCTTTAATGCTAATCCTTTTCGTGTTAGCTTACCGTTTTTACTTGTAGGGCCTTTGACTCCTTTCATTCTGGCACAAAATGATTTTCGTCTAGCTGCTCTTTTTCCTGTAGGATTTTTTTCTGTTACTGGTGCTTTTAAATTACTACCAGTAGCACGATTATATTTAGCACGACCTTTTGCAGTAAGACCACCTTTTTTGGACTTTTCGCCCCTACCAACTGATAAACTAACTCCTTTCTTGCGTGGCATTACTTTCCTACTTTAGATTGTGCTTTTTTATGGGCTTGGGTAAAAGTGTCTCCTGCTCTCATTCGCCTTTTCATAAACTCCATGTGCTTTGCACTATGATGCTCAGAGTGCTTAGATAATAAAGTTTTTTGGCGAGAGGTGAGTTTCACTACGCAGCGTTGGTGATAGCACCAGAAGTTATAAAACTAACACTAACTGTTTCAATATCACCTGTTGTTGCAGATAAACTTGTTCCTGTAACAATCCCACTAAAACTTACTTTTTTACTACCAGAAGTATCTAAAAATAATTCAAACTGTGCATCGCCAGCATCTTCTGTAGTTAAAACATCTGATAGTAAGTTCGCAGTTTCATTGCCACTAGCTGCTGTGTATAAAAATTCAACAGTACCAGAACCAGAAATTAATCCTCCAACGTATTTTCTAAAAGTATCACCATGACCAGTACACTCGAGAGTGTCTTTTGATGTATCTAGTGTCCAACCTGTAGTTGATACGATTGCTTCAGTAGTTCCAGATCCGTTTTTAAATTTAACAGATCCTTCTTCGCCACGAAAAAATGCCATTATTCTAAGAAAAAAGAGTATTTATAGATAGTTTAACTTGTAGTTGACTTTTTTACAGTACCTTTTTTCATATTTGCTAAATATTGTTCACATCTAGGATCCCAAAGTGCAGGATTTCGTTTTCCTTTTACTTTCTCAATGACATCTAGCATTTCATCGGTGATTTCAGTCATTTTTTGCTCCTTTTGGTAGTTTTTTTACGTCTATGTTGGTATGTTATCTTCTTACTGCCTGTTTTGGCACGTTTAAACCTTGCTTTTTCACTACTTGACATTTCTCCAGTAGTCTTAGGTGTCTTATTTGAGACACGTTTACTGGGTCGGCAAGCTGGATAGCCCCGTTTTTCGCCTTTCTGACGACCACAAGGTTTTCCTGTCTTTACATCTACCCATTTTTCTTTAAACCAACGGGTAAGACCACCACTACTTCTTGCCACGTTTTTTAGTTCCTGTGCGATAAGTACCACCACGCTTTTTGTACTCTCGTACAAGCCATGCGTTAGCGTAAGCAGAAG